TGTTGGTGTATTCCTTTTGGCGAATCTCCTTCTCGTTGACCGTCCACCACTTCACGAAACCCGTCTTGACCGTCAGCGCGTCCTTGAACGCGCCGTAGAGAATCAAAAATCCCGAGTTGTCGTGCCAGAAAACGTAGTTGACGTAGTTCGTTTGCTCCTTCGCCTTGGCGGCGTCGGGCGCGCTGCGCGGCACAAACTCGATTGGAGATTCGCTCGCCGCAAACAGCCGGATCAGGCTGGGCAGCATCATCATCACCGCGTCCTTGACGTCGGTGGAGACGTAGCGTGAGCGGTTCGCGTCGTCCTGCGACTTGCCGGAAACCTCCTCGTAAGTCGCGTTCGCATCCTCGACGACCGTCGTTGAGGAATAGCGGTTGGCGTCGTCGCCATCCAATGTCGGCAGGAGGCCGTAGTAATATTTCTGCGCGTAATCACGGTCCGCGGCGAGGATGTCGCCCTCATAGGACCGCGAATCCGTGATCATCGCATGTAGGAAGTTCTCATAGCTGTCCGGATCACTGGGATCATAGGCACTCGTGTTCGTGCCACCCGAATCCTTGAACGAGGCGAACAGCCGTTCCATCGATTACTTGCGACGCTTCGGCGCCGCATGCTCCGGCAGTTCGTGGCCCGGCGTGAGACTGGTGTCGTAAGCCGTAAACGTCCACTCAGTCGAGTTGGGTTGCTTCACCCCGACGACCAGGCTCTCCGAATATTGCGGAGGAACCGGGATCGGAGGCAGTTCGTTGCCGGGGATCGGCTGACCTTCAGGCAATCCCTGGTCGGGCACGCCGGGAATGTGGATGGGATGGCTGGGATGGCCGCCCTGTCCGCCAGGCAGACCCTGGTCCGGATAAGGCTGATGACCGGGGAGTCCCTGGCTGGGATAGCCTCCCTGCCCACCGGGGAGCGTATTATCGGGACGGGCGCCACCGCCCTCGAGCGGGATAATCCAGTACAGTTGCGGCATCGGGGTAAACCTCCCGCGCAGAATCGCGCGACGAGGTTTAGCACTGCAACTTTGACGCGACTAGTGGCGGGGAGAGGCAAGCGCGGCCACGCTCCCACCTCTCCCCTAGCTCGCGGCCCGACTTTGGGGGTTCCGTTAAACCGCGAGCGTCGATGTGCGGCGCTTACGCCACCCGGCAAGCGACAACCCCGCAAATCCAAGACCAAGCATCGCCCATGTTGCCGGCTCCGGAATGGCGCTCGACTGCATCGATTGGTTGAAGCCCGTAATCGAGCCGCCAGCGCGAAGCACCAACCGTGCGCCCTCCGTTTGCGAGTACAAACCCTCCGCAACGAATGGCGTGATCCTGCTGCCGGCAAAAGAGTCCGGGTCCGTGAGCGCGTGACCGAAAACCGTCTCCAACAGCGTGCCGGGAGTCTGGTTTGGGTTTGCGCCCTGCGCATTCGCCGGGTCCGCCCAGAACTGCAACGTCGAGTCGGGAGCGCCGACGTTCTGGTTGAAGGTCAGGCTGGCCGAATTGTTGATCGCCCGCACCGGGCCGGCAAAGTCCGTGTCCGAGGCCAAGAGAGTCACCGTCAGCGGCGAGAGCGTCTGGTTGACGATGTCGGAGGCGCTGAGTTGAAGTTCGTTGATCGAGCCGAAAACACTCTGAGCGAGCGCGATCTGCACGAAGGCGCCCCCAACCGTCGTGTTGACGAGGAGGAGATTGTTAGCGCCCCCCGACTGATCGCAGGACAATTGCCCGTCGAAGCAACTGAACGTCGTGCCCCCGTCGCTGATGGAAAGCTGCAGCCGCGCTGCCGCCGGAATCGCCGTCGAGGCGAGAAGCGCCGCGGCGAGAATTAGATGTTTCATGTTTGAGCCCCTGGTTGGCGTTGGTTAAGTCGTAGCACCGTCCGATGAATGTTGCACTGCAGTCCGCGCCTTCCTCGACGTCAGATACGCACCCCGCGTCTCGTCGATCAACCGCCGGATAATATCGCTCACCGAAGTCGACCGCTCGAGCGCAACTTCGTTCAACCACGCAATCTGATCCCCGCTCACGTTCACCGTAATCCGGTCAGCCGTTATGCCGTGCGTACTCATCGTTTGACCATCCTAGCAGATTCCCGTCGCGTTAAACAAGCCCACTGTGATCGCCGTCATACCAGCGCAGCCACCAAACAATCGCAATTGCAATCACCAGCGCGCCAATAATCAAACCAAACCCCTAATCCGCCGCCTGAGCCGTCCTCCCAAGGACAGCGAGGAGCTCAGCGCCGTGACATGGTTCAAACCCACCGCAACCGTCTTCATCGCGTCCGCGCCGTGGCTCGAGTCGTCGTGTATCGGCGTGCCAAACTTCGATTTCTTGTAGCCGCGCAACCGCGCAAGACCACGCCGACAACGCTGCGCGTCAAACCACGCAACCCCGAGAATACCGCGCACCGCCGACACGCCGTCGGCGTCCGATACGCGATCGGCCGTCAGGATCGGCACCGGCGTCGCGTCCATCAAAGTGTTGCGGCGCGACTGACCCGATCCCCACTCCCTCGCCTCAACGTCATGCGGCAAAATGTGCGCCTTGAACGAGACTCCCCAAGAGCGGGCGCGCTGGTCGAGAAGCTGCAAATAATGGGGACCCTTGTGGCCGCGATCCTCAATGTAGTCGACAAAATTGAGGGACTTGCCGGCGATCTGAAACACCCAAATGCAAGTGAAATCGTGAATCCCGATGTCCCAGCCCGTGATCAGCGGCTGAGAGAGATCGACCGGGACCGATCCAACCCGATGCTGGTTCTGCAGCGCGTTCATCGCCTCGGTGTAGTACGCGCCCTCCACCGGAGCGTCGAAAGCGTTCAGCATTTCTCTGGCGTATTCGTCGGCCGGCATGTCGCGCGTCAGATCAGCCTGCTCCTCTCGTGACAGCGCGTCCTCGCCCGTGTCCGTCAGCTTGATGTCAAACACATCCCATTGCGGATCGTCCTCGGCGCGCAGCTTGACGGCGTGGAAATGGTCGTCGCCATTGCTGGTGCCCGAGATGATCGCGAAACCGCGGTAATCGCTTAGGGTGGGTCGGACGACGCTGGTCCAGGCGCGAGCGTTGAGCAGCGGATACTCGTCGAGAACGGCGCCGTCGAGGTAGATGCCCCGAATGCGCTCGTAAGCCTGGCCGCCGCCGTACAGTCTGATGGTGGCGCCGGTCGGAAAAATGACGGTGAGCTCGCCCTCGAGAAAGCGAACGCCCGGGTAGCCGCCGGCGTAGTGCTTCAAATAACCCCAGCAAAGATCCTTCACCTGATCGAAGCTGGGGCCGACATAGGCGTAGCGCGGCGGGGGGTGTCTTCGGGGGTTTGATAGGGCCGCGCGAATAAGCTGGTTGACCAGGGCGACAGTCTTGCCGGCGCGGCGATGGGCGACACAGAAAATCCACCGCTTGTCCGAGAGGTGGAGGGGTTTGAAGTGGGGGCGAGGGGTGTACGGAATGATGGTGGGGGCGGGCTCAGCCGCCTCCGAAGCGTCCTCAAAAGGGTCGACGACGAGGGGATCGTCACTCATTCACGGCCGTTTTTTGCGGGGCGGGGGTGAGATCGATAATCTGCCGAGCAGCCTCCTTCGGACCGATCACGGTGCCGTCCTGCCACTGCAGATTGGGGACGGTCAGGCTGACGAGGGGGCCGCTTTGGGAGGCGCCGTCGGCGGTTTCCTGAGAGGACCAGCCAAGACGCTTGGCGTTGCGCGAATTGAGGACATAGCGAATCGCCCAATCCTGCCGGCGATCGTCGTTTGATTCGAGAGCCTCGTCCAAGAGATCAGCCGCGCGATCACAGCGAAGATCGTTCATTTCCCTGACGACGGCGCGGGCGCGGGCGCTGCGCTCGACAAACTTGCGAAGAATTAGAGTTCCAACCTTCAGCCGCGCCGCGGCTCGCAAAATGGATCCGCCATGCTCCGCTAGCGCGCTGCAAACCTCCTCGGCGGTGAGCGGGCTGTCATCGGGACGCTGCTGCCACGGATAGGCGGGTAAAGGCATGCGTGGGTTTAGCGCACTCCTCGCCCCACCGCCAAATCGACGCCCAAAGCCCTCAGAGGAGGCGCAGACGGCCAAGATTGATTTTTGGCTACCCAAGTACCCCCCAGGGCGCCAAAGCCAGCCCAGCGCCCTTCTCTGCGATTACACGTTGAGGGTAGGTTATTATGATTTGGCGGTTCCGAGCCGGGAAGGGACCGCGCCCGGGTCCCCTTCGCCAAATCAGAAGAGGGGGGGGGCAAATTGCGCCTGGCAGTAGATAGGGAGCACCGGATTAGCTAACCGCTGCTCATGTGAGCTAAGCCATTGATATCATTGCTTAAACTGCTGCGCTGCCCGCTTGGGGTAGCATAAGGGTAACATATCGAGTGCTATGCGAGTGGTGCATGAGAGGTATGTAAACATAACACTTGATCGACACTCGATAGTATGGCATTGTGTGTTTGTTCAAGAGGATACAACGCCATGACATACCCATTCACCTACCCCGATTGCGAGCGACCATTCGCCTTCGAAGACCTGCCCGTCAACGCAAACGGCAAGCGCATTGAACCCGAGAAATGGGGACCTGTCTACACCAAACCGCCAGCAAAACCAACGCACTTGCGCGCCTATGATCCGCCAACCAACGCGCCGAGCGGTCAGAAAGGCCCTGTCGTCGACGACGCTAAATTCCGCGCCAAGCTCCGCGCCGAGAATACCGCAATCGTCAACGCTGCGCGCCGAGCTTGGGCCGACGGCAAGCCGCGACCAGCCGCATTTGGCAAAGAAGAAACAATCGTAAAGGCTTACGAGGCGGCGATGACCGCCAAGCGCGCTCGCCTAGCCGCACTTGAGGCCGTCAAGGCGGCGATCAGGCCGCACTACGTGCTGCGCGCCGGCAAGTGGCAGCTAAAGCACGCGGCCTAACCTCACATCGCTAAGGATATCAACGCCATGAATGATCACGATATCGTCGTCGCTATTCAAGACCTGCTTGACGGGCAGGTGTGGACTCCAGACACCTTGGCTGAAATAGCTAAGCTCTTGCAAGATAACGGCTATTCGATTGGAGAAACAACGCCATGAGACGCCGCATAAAAACCAATCACACCAACGAAACGATAATCACTCCGCCATCGCGCTCCGTTCCCGCGCCGCCATCAATCTCCGAGTTATCGGCGTT